GAAAGCGCGATCTGCGCGCCCTCGACCGCCAGCCGCATCGTCCGCACCTTGTCGGCCGAAACCGTCGCGACCCGATCGACCGCGTCCGCCAGCGCATCCGCGTCCGCCACAATGACATGGGTGTTGGCCTGGGGGATGATCCGCTCATATTGCGGATAATTCCCCTCGATCAGCTTGCCGGTGAGCGTGATATCGTCGAGCGAGGCGGTCACCAGCCGGTCAGACAAGGCGAGCGTCGCCGTGGAGTCCTCCTGCTCGCCCAATAGCCGCGCCAGCTCTGCGATGAACTTCGCGGGCAAGATCGCCCCCTTCAGTTTCTCCGCCCCCTCGGGCAGATCGATCCGGGTCGCCGCCAGCCGCAGGCTGTCCGTCGCCGCCAGCCGCAGCCCGTCCGCCGCCACGTGGATGTAGATGCCGCTGAGATAGGGCCGCGCCGGCTGGTCGCCGATCGCGAACCGCACCTGCCCGATCGCCCGCGCCAGCGCCTTGGCGGGGAGCTCAAAGCTGGCCGAGGGTACATCCATGCGGATCAGCGGGAAATCGCTGACCGGCAGCGTCGGCAATTTGGAGCGCGCGCGGCCGGCGGAGACGCCGAGCCGCCCGTCGGCGAGCGTCATGGTTACCTGCTGGCCGGCAGGCAGCTTGCGCGCGATCTCGTAAAGCAGCTGGCCGTCGGCGGTGATCGCGCCCGGCTGCGCCACCTCCGCCGCCACCGCCTCGCTGATCTGCATGTCGAGATTGTTGGCGCTGATCACCAGCACGCCTTCGTCCAGTGCGGTCAGCAGCACATGGCCGAGGATCGGGATCTTCTTGGCGCGGTCGATCACATTCTGCGCATGCGCCAGCGCCTTGCGCAGCGCGTCGCCGGAGAGGCTCAACTGCATTTCGGCCGGGTCGCCCATCGGCCGCTTATTGGGCGCCATGCACGGCCTCCATCCTGGCTTGGTTGAGAACCTCCTCGCGCGGCTTCCTCGGGTTGATCTCGGCGGCGAGGTCATTGACGAAATCACGAACACCGCCCAACGCCTTGACCATGTCGTCGCGCAACGCGAGGTTTACCCCATCCGCAGGCGCGGCGGCGAACATCTCGCGCACATCCTCGATCAGCGCCGCCGCATTGTGGAGCTTGGCGGTGGCGGCGACCATCTGCTGCGTGGCCTGATTGTCGGCGAGCGTCAGCCCATCCGGGGAAGGAACGCGCTTTTCGGCCTGCGCCTGCCCGCTCTCCTCGCCGCGCTGATAGGCGCGCATCGTCCATCCGACGATCTCCGCCGCCGAGGCCTTTTCCAGCAACCTGACCGCCTTGACCTGGTCGGTCTCGGCCATGCCGGCCCGCCGCGCCAGATCGGCCCAATGCTGCACCGTCGCCGGCGCGAACATATCGCCGCCCTGTAGCACGAAGATCGGCTCTCCGGGCTTCGCGGTTTCGAGCGCGTCATAGGTGCCGGCGATCTCCTTGGTGGAGACAATGACGCCGCTCTCGTTGACGCGGCTCATGCCAGTACCTCGCGAACGAAGTTCCAGAGTGCGTGATCGCTTAACTGGAAGCGATCGAAATCCGCATCCGGCTCGACCCCGATTTCACACACCGAGTGCGCGCCGACCTTGTCTTCGCTGGTCTTCGTCATGATCGTGGCGACGCGCCCGTCGCCACCGGGCTCCGTGCTGTGATAGACATAGGGCAGCATCCGGTAGGTTTCGCCAGGGGAAACCCGCTCGCGCCTCACTTCCCCGACATGGCGGAAGCGGAGATGCGCCAACCACGGCCGACCGCCGAACTTCGAACGCTCGCCCTCGTGCAGATAGGCGATGTGCGTGGCGAGGGTCTCATCGTCCACGATCTCGAACGCGTGCACGACATTGACCTGCTCGCCAACAAGAACGCGGCTATCGAAACCGAAGCGATGGTCGTGGATCTGCGAATGCCGAAAGCAGCGGCGGCGTGGCAGGCCGGGATGCCATACATGCAGGCGCTGGTTCCCTTTCAATTTGATCTGGATGAAGCCCAGCCCGTGGAGGCTAATCGTGCCTTCGATCGCTTTGAACTGGCTCATTCGCCGCAGCCCCGGCCGATTTGCCCCTTGTTGGTCGGTGCGCAGAATTCCTGCCACGGAATCCAACGAGCCATGGATGATGTCGTGGCAGGATCGCTTCCGTCGCCTGGGCACCAGAAGCCCCACTCGCGCACCTTCGGGCCGGTGACGAACAGCGAGACCACGCGGCCGCCCTCGGGGATGATCAGCCGGTGCGTATCGTCGGGAAAGCGACGGACGCTATCTCCTGCCCGCTGCCGGATGCGGTACATCTCCAGCCAGGGTGCGTTGCGATAATAGGTGACCTCCTGATATTCGCCCTCGATCAGGAAGCTGCTGTTGGCCCAGGGATGATCATGGCCAGCGCGATCATCGTCGCTGCGCAGGATCTCGTGCAGATAGACGTTGCAATATTCGTTGCGCGGGATCAGCCACCAGCGCCGCAGATACGGATTGGCCGGATCGCCGATCACGAAATCGGGTTCGCGGCTCGCCATCAACTCGCGCGCCCAAGCCTGCAGATCGTCCAGGCTGGCATAGCCGATGCTGCTCACCATAGACGCTGGTGCGATCGCAGCGCCCTGCGTACCAGCGCCGAGACGATCATCGCCTCCACCAACACCATCAGCATCGCGCCCGCGATCATCCCGCCCAGGAAGCTCATCGATCCTCTCCATCATGCCTCTGCCCTTTTTGGTGACTGGTCCGCCGATCCGCGCGTGCGCGATCGCGGCTGTTTTGGCGCCGCCGGCAGCGCCTGAGTTTGGACAGGCTGCGCCTGAATTTGGGCCGGCGGAAAAATCGAAGCGGGCAAAAGCACCCCAGGTTCAGGCGCCCCGGAACCGTCGCCATTGGGCTGCCGCTCGATCGCCCCCGCGCTGGTTGCCGCGCCCGTGGCCAAAATCGTCACCACCCGGAACGGCGCGGCCGGCAGCATGTCGACATGGATCAGCCCCGCGCTTTGCAGGCAGCGGATGCGGTAGGAGGCGACGCCCTTGTCGCTGAGCCCCGCGATCCGCGCGATCGTGCCGTTGCTCGGGCAGGTCTCGCCACGCTGCGCTGCGCGCTTGAGCACGCCCAGTACGCCCGCCGTCTCCTGCTCCGCCCGCCGCTCCGCCGCACGCGCGAGCGGGGCGAGCCGCCGCGCCTCGGCAAACGGTTTCGATGTGCGCCGCGCATGATAGTTGCGGCATCCGGGCCGCCCCGTCTGGAACAGATGGACCAGCCCCGCCGCCTGCAGCGCGCCCGCGCGGACCCCCGCAACCGAGCCGCGCACGCTGATCACGCCCTCGGCATAGACCAGCTCGTCCCCCGGCGCGGCACCGCGCGCCCACTCGATCAGCTCGGACGGAGCATCTTCGCGCCCCGGCGCTGGCCGTCCGTCGCTGGCGCTGTCTCGCCCCTGATTGCCCCCCTGGCGCTGCATCAGAGCACGCTCGCTGCCTTGGCGAGCAACGACGCCGTCCGCGCCCTCAGCCGACCTGCCTCCAGATGATCGATCCGCCCGTCGCGCTGCGCGTCACAAATCTCGAAGGTGAGCATCGATGCCTCGGCGCCGATGCCGTTCCAATCATCCGCATCGGGCTCGATCGGCGCCAGCTTGTAGCCTGTCGGCGCGAGCATCATGTTGCCCGCCTCGGCCGGCAATACCGCGATCAACCGCAGCGCCGCATGGAACGGCATCGCCGCCGGCGCCGTCTCGCGGCCATAGCTTTTGAGCGTGGAGAGCGGGATGCCGGTTGCGTCCGCCAGCGCATCCCAGGAAAAGCGCCGCCCCGGCCCGACATAGAGCCGGAACAGGTCCGCCTGTGCCGAAATGGGATCGTAACCGAAACGAACACCGTCACCCATGATCGCGCCGCCCTTTCCCGCCAAGAGTAGCGGCATGAGAAACTGCCTTGCCTGGTTGCCCAAAAGCGCGGAGAGGGTCCGCGGGCTTGCCCTGCGGCTTCATGCGCGGCGTCGCATCGCCCATCGCCTCGATCAGATCGAGGCGATGCCGGACGGCCGCCCGCCCAGCCCACCAGCGGGCAGCGCGGATCGCGAGCGCGGTCATGCGGCCTCCGCTTCGGTGGCATCATCCGACCCGCTGGCGTCCGATGCATCGGCGACATAATCCTGCATGAACTGGGCAACTTTGTTCACCACCTTGAGAGAAGGCGATCGCCCGCTCTCAAGCGAAGCAATGAACGATGCCTCGCCCACGGCCTCGCGTCCGAACCGCGTGGGCTTCATCCCCGTCCGCTCAAGGAACGCCTTGATGCTGACCAGAAACTCTGAATCGTCGATGACCTTCATGATGCGTCATACATATTCAGCGAACGCTGACATGGTCAAGCGAAAATGTCGGCAATAACTGAACGCGCATCGGCCGCGACTTTGTGCGAAATCGCTGACATGGCGAAAGATGCGGTTCCGGACCTTTATGAGCGCTTGATGGCGATCAGGCCTGAGGGTTTGACGGCGAATGCGTGGCTCATCCGCGCGGGCGTAAACCGTTCATTCTTCTCGGACTTGCGTAAACGCGGACGCGCGCGCAGCGATATCGTCGACAAGGTTATTGAGGCGGCAGGGTTAACGCCAGCGCAGTTTTATGCCGGGGAAAGCGCTGCTACGATCGAATCGGCTCCCGCCTCGGACACTAGGGAAAGTCGCACTCCGTTTCGGAGCCAGGGCGAGGTGAGGGATATTCCGTTACTGGGGACAGCTTTAGGGGGCACGTTCAAAGTGGGAGATGATGGCGAGCCGGTCGTCGTCGAGTTGACCGACGTCGATTTGGATAATGTCGTCGATTATCTGCGCCGCCCGGCCAATTTCGCCGGCCGCGACGGCATCTATGCGATCACACAGATCGGCAGTTCGATGGAGAAATGGTCGAGGGACGGCGATCCCTGGTATGTGCATTCGAAGCAGCAGCCATCAATCGGCGATCATGTCGTGGTGCAAATCGTCAAGCGGGATCTGAATGGCGAAGGCCGAATCGTGTCCGCGCTGGTGAAAGAACTGGTGAAGCGCTCCAGTGAATATGTCGAGCTTGAGCAGTATAACCCGCCGCTGCGTTTTCGCGTGCCGACGCGCAGCATCGCCAGCATCCATCGCATCATCCCATATCGGGAAATCGTATTCTTCTAGGTAGCCTCACTGATAGTTGATCCCGAACGAACCGATCATCGCCACCCGCTTGCCGCTACGCCAGCCATAGGCGACCGCGCTGTCAAGCGCCTCGGCCTGCTCGATCGTCCGCCCTCCATGCGACGCGCAGAACAGGCTTTGCAGCAAAACCGCCTTCTCGCTCGCCGGGAGACTGGTCCAGCGCCAGTCATCCACATCGATCCGATCCAGCGATGGCCTGCCACGCACGAGCCCGCGCCTCGTCGCCAGATCGATGATCTTCTCGCACTTCGCCGGATCGTTGGCCGGAGCTGCCGCCGATGTGACCGCGCTCGTCTTCGGGGCTCGCGGGCTCGATCCGAAATAACCGATTGCCCAGATCGCAATCACGCCGATAATGCCAAGCTCAACGCATCCCATGGGGCGGCGCGGCGCCGACACCTGCCCCATCCAATTGATCCGGGAGCCGCAAAACCGGCAAAGCTTCGCATCGTCCTGGATCTGCTCCGCGCATGCCGGGCACTTTTTCATGTCTCACCCCCGCCAGCCAAGCTAGCAGCAGAGCCCGTCAGCAGCATAATCAGCTATCGCTGACATTATCGCTTGACTGTCAGCTTTTGCTGACGGATATAGCCTCTCATCCAATGGGAGGCCATATGCTCACTGCCACCATCTCATCCAACCCCGCGCCCTTTGGCACCGTCGACAGCCCGGCCTATTGGGTTGAACCCGGCACGGGCGACCTGCGGCGCTGCACGATCAAGGAACCGTACCGCAACGGCAGCTTCCTGATCTCGGTCGAAGGCGGCCCGCGCCGTATCGCCACCCGCGAGGAGTTGGCCGATCCGGCCCACGTCAAGCTCAAGCCGTTCGGGCGCTGGACGATGGAGCGCGTCACTCGCGAGCCGCATTGGCGCGCGCCTGGTGAGCACGGCTTCACCGACACCCGCACGCTCTACGAGGATTATCTCGCCTGGCTGATCGCCAACGATCTCGACGCGCGCGTGACCATCGACGCGTTCGACGCGATGATGCAGCGCAACGGCTTCGCGCCGATGACCCGCGTCGTCCAGCGCTATTATTCGCGGGTGCCGCAGCACGAAAACGGCTTCCTCTGCACGCTGCGCAAGGCCGCCTGAGATGGCCAGCCGCTTCGTCGCCCGTTCCGCTACCCGCTCTGGCCGCTGCGGCTGCCCGGCCTGCGCGCCCCGCGCCTCCGTCCGCGCCGACATCCTAGATGGCGCGCGCGCCCTGATCGGCGGCGCCGGCCTCGCGCTCGCGCTGCTCGCCGTCAACTACGCTCTCCCGCTCCTGCGCGATTGGCTCGGCGCATGACGGAGGAGGCGGTCAACCACCCCGATCATTATGGCGGTGCCGACAATCCCTATGAGGCAATCAAGGTAATCGAGGCCTGGGGTCTCGGCTTCAACCTTGGCAATACCGTCAAATATATCGCCCGCGCCGAGAAGAAGGGCGCGAGCCTGCAGGATCTCAAAAAAGCCGCTTGGTATCTGGCGCGCGAAATCCAAAATCGGGAGAATAATTCATGATCGATTACGCTCACATGGTCGCAACGCTTAAGAAGGATGACGCACAGATACTTGGCGAGCTTAGTCCTGGTGATTGCGATCTTCTCCATATGGCTATCGGTGTAAGTGGCGAGGCAGGGGAACTCCTCGACTGCATCAAGAAGGTAGTAATCTATCGCAGGCCGTTGGATCGCGCAAATGCCATCGAAGAACTGGGAGACATCGAGTTTTTTCTTGAAGGATTGCGCCAGCGTCTCGGTATCACGCGCGACGAGACAATAGAAGCCAATAAAGCGAAGCTCGGGTTACGCTACGCTCAGGGCTACTCAAATGCCGCAGCCCAAGCTCGCGCCGACAAGCTTGGTGGCAACAATGCAGCGCGTTGACATTCTCGATCACGGCTATGCGCGCCTGGTTGATCACATGGGAAGTGATCTCTCGATCGTGCGCGCCGCACGCGTGTCCTACGATGCCGCATGGCGCGCTGGCGAGGATGAAGGCAGCGACCGGCGTCTGATCAACTATCTCTGGCGAAATCACCACACCACGCCGTTCGAGGCGGTGACGTTCACCTTCGAGGTCCATGCGCCGATTTTCGTGTTCCGGCAGTGGCACCGCCACCGCACATGGTCCTTTAACGAACTGAGCGCGCGTTACCGGGAATTGCCCGAGGAGTTTTACGTCCCGGAACCGTCGGCCGTCGGTCAGCAGTCCACGAGCAGCAAGCAGGCCCGCACGATCGGCGAGACGGCGGCGGCAACCATTGACATGGCCAACTATCGTGCCGCGTGCGAGATGGCCTTCGAGACCTATCGCCGACTGCTCGCGGCTGGGTGGCCACGCGAGCTGGCGCGATCGGTCCTGCCGGTCAGCACCTATTCGACGATGTTCGCCACCGTTGACCTGCTCAATCTGCTCAAATTCCTGACGCTCCGCTGCCATGCGCACGCGCAGTACGAGATCCGGGTCTATGCTGATGCCCTCCGAGAGCTGATCCGCCCGATCGTTCCAACAGCCGTCGCGGCGTGGGAAGCGTCATGACCTGGTATTTCGACTTCCCCCGCCACGCGCGGCTTGCGGCATGGCTTGCGGCGGAGTGGGCGCAGGTGGCCGACGCGCGGGTCGCGTCGGGCGAGGTGGCGGCCGAGACCTCCGTAGCGCGGCTCGAAACGCTCTACGCCATCGCCGCCGACTGGCGCTTCGTCGTGACCCTCGCCGGAGCGACAGGGCACGAGGTTTCCGCCGAGGCCAAGCGCAAGGAGCTCTCCCGCATCGCCCGCGTCTGGCGCGCGATCGCCGATCATTATCCAGACGATCCGCGCAATGCCGCGATTGCCGACGGCGTCGAGATCCTGCTCTGGCACCAGCAACGGCCCTGGCCCAACCATGTCGATTGCGCCGAGATGACGATCCGGCTGCGCGAGCGCGCCGCTGCCGACGCCCGAGCCCGCGCCCTCGCTCCAGCGGCAGAGCCGGGCGTCATCGCGCTCCCGGCGGCGATACGCGGGCGGGGGTCGCTGCTGTGACCGCACCGCCCGATCCGCTCTCCTACACCTGTGTCGAATGCCGCGCGCGCGCGGATCACACACTCAAATGCCCGTCACGCAATGGCGAACATGAATATCTCCACCTCCCGCCCAACAATGACAATCGCGGCTGGGCCGATGAAGTTGAAGGCGATCAGGCGTGAGCCCCCATCATGTTACATGAAGCCTCGCAAACGCCGCGCTTCGCACCGATCGCCTATCCGCGCCATCACTGCCCGGAGTGCATGATCGAGTTCGCCCCGGCCCACGCCCGCCAGATCTTCTGCAGCGGCGCGCATCAGGCGAGCTTCCAGAACCGGATGACCGTGCGCGGGCGCGTGCTCGCCCCGCTCGCCATCGCCGCGCACATCACCCGCGGCGGCACCCGCGGCGACAAGACCACCGGCCGCGAGGCCCGTCGCGACGCCGAGCATCTGATGCGCCGCTGGGCGAGCGAGGACAAGGCCGCCGGCCGCATGAGCGCCACCGCCTACATGGCGCTGCGCTACCGCAAGGGATTTACGATCGCATGAGCAACGACGTCCCACCCATGACCGCCAATCCCACGCCCCTGCCGCCCGAGGGGGTGCCTGTCACCCAAGCTGATCGAGAGGCTGCGGCTGAGTTTTACGGAAAGCATCTTTCGCGCCCGAATGAAGTTTTGGTCACAGCGCACATGCGAGCCGGAAAGATTGACGAAAGCCCCTTGATCAACGCCTTCGCTCGCCACCGCATCGCAGCAACCAGCGCGGCGCAGGGTGAGTTTGAGGCGTTCAAAGAGGCTCAACGTCAGTGGGAATTTAATCTTACAAGTTTGCGGGAACAATGGTGCGAACAGGAAGCCCGCGCCACCGAGGCCGAAGCCAAAAATGCTCGATTGAGGGAGGCGTTGGGATCGTTTGGACAGCACAAGAAGGGCTGCAACGTCAGCCGTGCGTTACCTTACGAAAGACGGAGCGGCACTGTGTCCTGCACATGTGGATTCGCGGCCGCACTCGATCAGGGAGCGGAAGGGTGAGCCGAAATGCGTGCTGACCCCCATCTTGTCAGCGAACCAGAACGCTGCGGAATCTCACAGGCGGCCTTGATCACCGGCATTTCCAAGCGCACGCTGCAGGATCTTGCACGCTCGATTCCGGGCGCGTCCAAGCCCGCCGGCCGCTGGCTGTTCATCGTGGCCGAGCTCAGGGCGTGGGCGACCCGGATCAACAGGAAGGCGCCATGCCGAAAAACACCTACCTCCGCGACGGGATCTATTGGGCGCGTTTCAAGGTCCGGGGCGTCGAATATCGACAGAGCCTACGAACACGTTCTGAGCGGATCGCGGAAAAGCGCCTCAAGGCGCTGAAGGAATCGATCGAGGACGAAGCGGTCTACGGGATCGCCGGCCCGATCACCTGGCCGCAGGCCGTCGTCTCATGGAACGAGAATGTCGCCGGCAGCCTCGGCGACAAGACCTTCAAGCGCTACGCCGTGAGCTTCCGCCAGCTGCGCGGCTTCCTCGACCATCTCGATATCCAGCAGGTGACCGCTGACATCGTCAAGGAGATGATCAAGGAGCGCAAGCGCGCCGGCGTGACCAACGCCACGATCCGCCGCGACCTGACCGCCCTGTCGAGCGTCTTCAACCATGCGATCGACGAAGGCTGGATCACCGACAATCCGGCCACAGCCATCAACCGGCGCCGGATCGTGCCGGAGAAGGTCGTCCGGATCGTGCTGCCGCAGCCCGACGCCATAGCCGAGATGTTCCCGAAGATGCCTGGCCGGATCGTCGACATGTGCGAGCTGACGCGCGAAAACGGCATGCGGCTTGATGAGGTCTGCGGCCTGCACCACGCGCATGTGGACCGGACCGAGCGTCTGATCACCATCGTCAACGGCAAGGGCGAGAAGGTCCGGACGATCCCGCTGACCGATCGCGCGATCGAAATCATCGACCGCCAACCGCGCTACATCGGTAAGCCCTACGTCTTCTGGAAAGGGGCGGGCGCGCGCTTCAAGGATGTCTCCAGCCGGATCGGGGGCTATATGCGGAGGGTGGCACAAAAAGCGGCACGCGAAGAGCGGGACTTTCAGCCGTTCAGCCACCATGATTTCCGCCACCTTTTCGCGGTGGAATATCTGCGCAAAGGGCGGGGTTCCATCTACGATCTGCAAGGCGAGATGGGGCACGACAGCATCACGACGACCGAGCGTTATCTCGACTTCTTGCCGCCCGAGGTGGCGAAGGCCGCCCGCTTCGGGGTGTCACAAAGAGCGGCACAGGAGCAACGGTCTGCAGGTGACGCGCAATGATTTTGCGGCAGATTTCCGCGCCTTTCACTGTGCCGTCGCGTCGGGCTGTCCACGAATTAGGAAACCGTCGCTCTGTCCTGCTGAGCTACGGGGGCGGTGGCGGTTTCCCTAGATTTCTGCGGCAGAGCCGTCAATCACGAACGCGCGAAACGCGCCAGGGCCAACGGTTCATGTCGGCACAGGAGGCGGCACAATTTGTACCTCCTCTGTTTCAGCTCGAATTTGATACAAGGCATGCCCATGCTCCACATCCTGGCCTCACTCTTCATCGTCGCCGCTGGTCATCATTTCACCTGCACGCCCACACGCGTGTGGGACGGCGACGGGCCGATCTGGTGCGGGGAGGGGATGAAGATCCGGCTCGCCGGCGTGGCAGCGCGGGAGATCGATGGGAGCTGCCGCGCGTGGCAGCCCTGTCCGACGGCCAGCGGCGTTGCGGCGCGCGATCGTCTGGTGGAGCTGTTGGGCGGCGCGCGCGGTACGACGTCCGATGGTCACATCCTGGTGAGCGGGCCACGGCTCTCCTGCCTGTCCGAAGGGCGCGCCAAGGGCACGCGCACGGGCGCATGGTGCACATCGCCAGAGACCGGAGATCTCAGCTGCGCGATGATCGCTTCGGGCCTGGCGCTGCGCTGGCGCACATTCGATCCGGACAATAAGTGCCGTCGCCGCTAGCCTTCGCCCGGCCAGGGTTTTCGATCGCACACCATAGACATATGGAAGCCCAGCGGATTGCCCAAGCCATCCGGTCCATCGGCGCAGAGGGAGGGGAAGGGAAATGAACACTGTAATTTGGGCCGTTGTAGCGTTGATCTGGATCGTGAGCGGCTATCTTATCATCAAACTCGACCACGAAATGTTCCCAAAGCCTGTCATTCGCGGTGTAGATGAAATGTTGCTCGGGATTACCATTTTGACGGGACCGCTCGGGTATCTAATCATGTATTGTGTCGATCGCGATATTAAGTCGTGGAAAAAGCGCCCATGACCGCCCCGCCCTCGATCGATGCGTGCCCCTTTTTGCGGATCAGACGACGTTCTATCGCTGAAATCCGACGACAAGGTGCATCCCTATCGCGTTACCTGTCAGTCGTGTGGATGCGGAACCGCCCATCACGGAGACTTCCAAGCCGCTTGGAAAGCCTGGACCAGACGCGCCACCCTCGACAAGCCACAGGGCGTGGGAGATAAATAACCCATGCCCTCCCTCCCCATCGTCCCCGAGCGCTTCCGCATCATCATCGAAGGCAACAGCACGCAATGCCTGTCGCGCGCCAATATCACGCCAGGGGAACTCGGCCGGCAGATGGAGAACCTGCTGACCGGACAACCTGCGGCGGATTGTCGGGGCTGGTCGCTCTCGATTACCGTTGAGGATCTGGACGACATGGATCAGGGCGAGGAGCCGGCGGAGGGGTTTGCGCGTGATGCCTGAACCAGTTTATGACCTTCGCACCGGCAAGCAGGTCGCGGTCGCTTATTGGCCGGACGAATTGCCGGAGCCTAAGCGACGGCCGAGGACGAAGGCAAAGGTTTTTGAGGAAGCAAGGAAATGATCGCCATCCCGCTCATCAACTGGCAGCCGATCGCCAACATGCCGGAGGATCGCAAGGATGGACGGCAGATGTTGCTTTGGGTCGTCGATGGCGCATACATCGGCGCATGGGATAGCGAGACAAGTTCCGGGAAGCCGTGGGGATGGGCTGACTTTTATGAGAATGGTGTTCGTTTAGAGCCGTCTCATTGGGCCGATATCAACCCGCCTTCCTGAACGCAAAAAAAAGGCCCGACCTCTGGATTTCTCCCCCAGCCGGGCCTATGCGACGAAGCTGATTAACGGTTATTGAGGCTGATACCCAATCCCCGGCACCGCCAGCTGCGCGGCCGTGAGATTGGGCAAATTAGCCGTGGTGAGAAGCGAAAGCTGCGCCGCGCTGAACGCCTGCTGCGGGGTCTTCTGACCGCCCTTCATCGCCACATTGCCATAGACGGCCTTGGTTCCGCTGATCGTTCCCAGCCTTATCCAAAACAGATTGCCGTCGATTGGGGACAGCACGCTATTTCCGCCAATCGTAACATCGGCTCCGTTGCTGATCGTGATGCCGTTTTCCATGCCATTGCCGACCAGCAGGTTATTGGAGATCGTCACGCGCTTGTAGGGCAGCGTACCAACCTCGTCGCGCATGAAGACGCCCTGTGTGCCGTTACCCAGCCCCGGCAGCAGGACATTGTTTCGGATCACGATATCAGTCGACGATCGGCTGCTACCAGCCGTCTGAAACTGGATCGCATCCGGGTGATCGCTCGCGACGCGCTGAAAGTTGGTGAAGAAATTGCCGTCGATCAGCGCATTGGAGACGGCGGAGAAATCGAAGCCGTCCGAACGTATCTCGCGCACATCGTTGCGGCTCACGGTGAGGTTGGAGCAACCGAAGAACTGAGCCGCGCGGCCGAGCTGCTGGAAGCGGCTGTTGGAGATCGTCGCTCCCTTTATGCCCCACAGGATAATCCCTACCGCGTCGTTGCGGGCATTTCCGTCGAGCGAGCCGTGCACATAGACCTGATCGAATGTCAGATTGCCGCCGCCGTTCGCCGTCGCGATCGTCTGCGAATTCACGTCAGTGCCGGATGGTACCGAACCGCGGGCGAAGTCGATACCTCGGAACGTAACGCCAGTCACGCTGGCCAGCTTCATATAATTGATCTGCACGCGGTTGGCCGGATCGGCCGAGGCGATCGTGACGGGCGTGACGAAGCTCTTGCCCGACAGCTTGAGGCTGTAGCCCCCAGGCGCGAGCACGAAGGTCTCGCCGCCCTTGGCATTCATCAACGCGGTCAGCAGTCCGGTCGAGCTCGTGACCTTCATGCCGACCGGTGGCGCGGATGGTGCGGGCGACGGAGCGGGGATTGGTGCAATTACGCAACCCGGAACCAACGTCTTGGCCCACGCAATATCCGCCGCCGTGTAGGAGCGCGTCGGATCGTTCAAATGCGCGCAGATCCACTGCGCATCCGCCAGCGTGCCAGCGTGCGCCGGAATGGCCGCAGTTATGAAGACAAGCGAAAGCGCGAGGCTGAGCAGCCCCGTGAACAATTTGTTCATGTCGAATTCCTTCTATTTGTCGGTGAAGCCGAAGAAGATCGCCAGCCAGTGCAACTTGGCGTTCGCCGCATCGAGCGCGGCGGCATAGCCGTCGAGCAGCTCGGCATTCTGGCTGTCATCGAGACAGCGCAGCGTGGTGTCATAGGCGCAAGCAACATTGCCCTCGGGCACTGGCGGGGCCGGAACCTCGGCGACGCGCTCAGGGGCTGGTTTTATGGGCTCCACGCTGACGTTGCCGCAGCCGGTCAATGACAGCATTGCTGGCAGGGCCGACAGGGCGAGCAGCGTCTTGCGGATGTTGGTCGGTGGCATTGCGGATGGCCTCCTGGCGCGCGGCGTGCTCGGCCGCATTGGCGTTGGTGATCGGATTGGTGGCGGTGTCGGCCTTGTGCTCGCTCTCGCGCGCCTGGCGCTCGGCCGTGGCTTCTGCTTTGGCATCATGCCGGGCGATCAGCCGGTGATCGTGGATCGCCTTGCCGATGAAGAAGGCCGCGATCAGCGCAAGCGCCAGCACGCCGATCGCGGCCACCCTGGCGAAGCGCTGCGGTACGCCGGCGCGGAGAGCCAGCGAAACGAGGAACGCGATCATCTCAACGCGCTCCACCACAAGAGACCCAAGCCAATGAGGCCGATGACGAGGCAGATGTTCGGGCCCTTGCCGAGATCCGCGTCTCCAGTAGCGGCCATCCCGCGCGCGAACTGCGCGAACAGCCAAACCACGACAAGGCCGATACAAATCAACCAGGCAAGGATCGTCTCTATGATTGTCATGGCTTCGTCTCCACCGGGATTGGTTGGTCAGCGGGTTGATCGACGCGCACGGTTTGCGGGTCGCCCGACGGGTTTGCGGCCGCCAGCTGATCGGTGACGCGCGAGCGGGTGACTTCCTCCCAACTCGTCCGCACCGCGTTGACAAGATCGCGCAGGAACAGGATCAGGCCGGTGACGATCGAGCCGAGCAGCACGTCGCCCTTGTCGGGAACCAGGCTGCGCCAGAAGACGCCGAACGCGATGCCGCCGATCACGGCCACCACTAGCCCGGCGAGGATGAACAGCGCGAGCTTGTCACTGCGGTGCTCGGGATCGACCTGCGGCGTCACGCCTCATTCTCCGAGAGCGCGCCGCTGGCCGCGAGCTGGTATGGCCGCACGCTGGCCGGCGGGACGCGGTACAGCGGGCGGCGCGCGGTGTAGAGCCGGACCTTGGCGATGCTGGTGAAGCACACCTGGTCGGACTGGTTGCCGCCGAGCACATGGAACGCCCGCTCATCCTCGCCGACGTACAGCGCGACATGACCGCCGCCGTCACGCTTGAACACCAGCACGTCACCCAGCGCGATCGGCTCGTGCGCGGCGAGTGCGCGGCCGAACCGCGCCCAGCTCAGCGCCCAGAGCGGCTGATCGGGCACCAGCTTGCCGGCGCGCTTCGCCACCAGCGCCATGAACAGCCCGCACCATGGGATCGCGTCATGGCTGTAGACCGCCTCGACACCGACCTCGCGCGCCCAGCCGAGGATCGTTGGATTGTCGGCGGCGCCGGCACCCTCGACGGTGCCGAACTCGCGCAGTGCCTCCTCGACCATGCGCGGCAGCGGGCCGAGCGAAGGGGACGCGAGCCATCGATAGGCCGCGGGCAGGCTTGTCATCATGTCCTCCTGGGTTAGGTCGGTTTCTTAGGCAGGATTACCGGCCGCACTGCCTTGGCGGATGCGGTCGGTGCGTTGACGTGATCGCGCACGCTGTCCGACGAGGTCTCGATCTGCGCGGCTTGGCGGGCGTTGTTGACCTTGGCACCGCTCTTGGCCTTGATGATGGCGACGGCTTCAATCGCCTTTTCGGGTGATAGCTCGATCGCGGTCAGCAGCGCGTGGAGATCGGCCTTGATGTCCGAATAGAATTCATGGAGCTTGCTGACCTCCTCCTGGCACGCGCTGTGCCGTTCCTCGACCGCCGCGAGCCGCGCCTCGTAATGCTCGACCATATCGAGCGCGACCGTGTCGCTCTGCTGGCGCTTGCGGTGCTCATGATCGTCGTCATGCTCGCTTTTCCGTCGCAGCTGATCGACCAGCTTGACGAGCAGCGCACCGCCGCCGGCGCCGCTCACCACCCCGACCAGCGTCTGCCACTGGTCAGTCCACCAACCGCTCATCGACCCTCCCCACGGCCGCTGCCGACTTTCCACGAACCCAGCATCAACTGACGATGATCTGCCGACGGCGACCGCTGGTTGGCCCAGGCGTGGTGGTATCGACGACGACGCCGTAATTCATCTTGGTCACCGCCAGATGATCGGGAAAACCCATTACCACGCCGTTATTTATCTTCGAGATGGTGATGTGATCGGGACCGATCACCACGCCATAATTCAACTTCGAGACGGTAACGGTCATGCGATCGACTTCACGCCGAATTCGGTGCTCGCAGACTGTGCGTCGCTGCCGAGCCACGTCGTGCTGGTCGATGGATCGGTTTCAAAGATCCCGAGCGCAGGCCCGAAGCCGACGCTGATGCCGGAGAGGTTGCTGCTGAAATAGTTGGTCGATCCGCGCCGCAGCGCCGCTTGCGCGTTGACCGGCGAGCTCCCGTCATTCTTGATCCGCATCGAGACCACTACGGCCTTTACCGTGCCTGAGCCCAGCGAGAGCGCTGCGCCAGTATAGGTTTCAACATCCCCCGCGGCGGCCGAGAAGATGAAGTCGGCATCGCTCAGCACGGTCTCGTCGACGGCGGTATAATCGTTGGTGAACGCGGTATTGGCGCCATTGCCGGTCGGCGGCTTGAGGTGAAATTTCCATCCAACTGTCGCCACATCGGCGCAGATCACTTGGCTGAACCGACCGGAGACGTTGCTCTGCGGACCCATCAAACGGACTTTCTGGATGTTCGTCACCGAGGTCATCGATGCGCTGCCGCTGGTGAGCAGCGACCCGGCGGAATAGAGCTCGAACGAACCCGAGCCGCCGCACACCACCTTCAGATCGAAAGTGTAGCGCGTGCTCGAACCCACGGCGAAGGTCGAGCCGATGTCCACGAACGCGGAGCCGTTCCAATATTGCGCCTTCCAGTTGCCAGCGCTCGCGACAGTCAGCCTGAACACCACCGTGCCGCTCGAGTTATAGAGCTGAACCGGGGATTGGCCGGTGCCGTTCGAGCTTTGATGATATTCGAAATGCAGCCAGAAAGTGGTGACCGCCGACGCAAAATTGGGCGTGTCGCTCGTGCCGGCCGATGCGCCCGTGCCAAGCGAGCAGCGGGCGTAACTGCTGTCGTAGCTGCCGCCGGTAGTATCCTCGGCAACACCGGTGCCGATCGTGAAGGCTTCGGACTCGCCGCCCGCGAAAAGCACCGTCATGCCACGTCTCCAATGATGGTCCAGATATTGGTTGCGACCTTCTTGGCCTGGGCGACCGCATATTGGCCAGCGGTCGCAAGTGCGCCGCCACGCGAATGGAGGGTCACGCCGGTATCGGGCGTGAAGGTGACGGCGCCCGCGCCGTTCTGCTCGATCACCAGTACGGTGCCGACCGGGAAAGCGACCGAAGCATTAGCCGGGATGGTGAAGGCGACCGCCGAACCGCTGGTGAACTGGATGTAGCTGTCGGCATCGCCGAGCACGGCCGTGTAGCTGGTGCCGGCTTGCGAGGACACATTGAGGCCCTTGGCCTTGATCGTGATCGTGTCGCCGGGATCGTCGACGGCGATCGAAATGCCATTGCCGGCAACGAGCGCAGCGCCGATCGCGTCACGCGCCATCTCGTCGGTATAGGTGCCGGGGATGCCGGCGACGATCGCTTCGATCTTGTCGCGCACCGCATTCTTGGTCGGCGCGTCCAAATTGCCGTCCCAGCTGGTCGCGTCATAGGCGACGTCCGAAATGACGACATTATGCTCGACATGCCCCCAAGAGGACCCGACCGAAGCCTCGGTGCCACCAGCATTATCCGCCTTGGCGATGAACCAATCGCCGGCGTCGACGACGGTGCCGGACGCGCCGCCGATCTTGCCCGCGACGCTGACGATATAGGTATCGCCCTTGCTGGCGGCCGGATAGTTGGGATTAGCCGAGCAATCGGTGGTGCCTTTGTAATCGAGCAAGCCGGTTACCGAGGCATCGACATAGGTCTTGACCGCCTTCTGCGTCGCCACGCGGGCATCGCTGTTCGCCGCGAGCGTGCCGTCGGTATCCGCGATCAGCGCCCCGCCAGATCCGGAAGCCAGCGCCCAAGCCGCGCCGCTGTAGCGATATTCGGCGTCCTCATCCTGGAGATAGGCCGTCGTGCCCTCGATAGGCGTGATGTAGAGCCAGCCGGTCGACATACGGAAGGCGATCTTCTGATCCTTGCCGCTCCAGCCGCCGGTGCCGGTGCCGGCGATGACATAGCAATCGCCGTCGGCGGGTGAACCGGGTGGGGAAAGCGTGTCCTTGTCCTTGGCGATGAAGAAGTTTGCGCCCTGCTCCAGAAAGCGCTGCGCTTCGTTCACCGTGGTTTCTGGCACAGCCTGGTCGGCCTCAAGCTCAGTGATGCCGAGCCGCGGCGTCGTCGTCGTCATTGTCCTTTGCCCCTAGAAAAGCGCTTCGCGCGCGAAGCCACGCCCTGCCACGTCGCTCAATTGATAGACCTTGATGTCCAGACTACCCTCTGCGACATCGCCTCCGTCCGCGACCTGGTCGGTCTCGGAATAGGTCGCGGTCGGCGAGGTCAGCCCTGAGATGGTCCGAACCACGCTGCTGCCGCTCAGGATATCCACCTCATATTGCTCGCTGGCTTCGCCGAGCGGGACGCTGGTGCCGCTGGTCCAGGCGCCGCCGATCCGAGAGCGGCGCGTCCAGTCGATCGTCCAGTCGCCGGTTCCCGAATCCTTCTCCGCCGTAACGCCGGCCGGGGCATAGGGCTTGAGGCTCGCACCAGAATAGGGCTTCACCCCAATCGGGAAGGTGCCGCCTTCGGCGCCCCCGACCGTCACCGCCTTGAACAAGAGGTTGGTGCCGATGTCGCTCGCGCCCATCTGGAAATGGTTGATCTGGTTGAGTAGCACGAACTGCTCGCCGGCGGCGTGGCTGCCGCAGGCCCATTCGGTGCCGCGGCGGCCGCGCTTGAGGCCGGTCAACGTGTAGCTCCCGTCGCCCTGGAGGGTCGCGGTGGTGAACTGGATCAGCTCGCTCCCCAGCAGCGCGAGATTGGCAGTCGGGGTGGCGTTGCACACCGCCTCGGTGGTGTTGATCAGCGTGCCATATTGCAGCTTGACGTTGATGCTGTTGCCCCGGTCCCATAGCCATGGATCGGCATCGTCTAGCACATCGGTCGCGTAGCCCCAGCTGGAGGGTGCGGTCGACGGCACATTGCCCCTCTCGGTCGAATATTCGCCGCCGTCGTCTAATGATTCGTAGAAGATCGCGCCAGGCCAGGTGCCAGCGGCATAAGGCGCGGCGCCATAATAGATCAGCGGATTGGCGCTGCTGTCGCTGTCGCGCAGGAGCGGGATATCGAGCGCGAAACCCTTCGAGATCAGCGGCACCGGGATGACGCTGGGCGAGCGCCCATCGAAAGGCGCACCGGCCGCGCCCGAGAGCGACGCCACCACCGGATCGTCGCGCTCCCATTCCATCGCGATCACGCCATCGGCGCCATAGATCCAGCGTCTGGCGATGCCCGTGAAGCTCTCCCCGTCGAGATTGAGCGTCCGCACGTCGCCGGGCTCGATCGCGAGATATTGCGCGGAGAGCGCGTTGTTGACCGCCACCCGACCAAACCATCGGCGGCGGAACACGCGGTCGGCAAGCGAGCGAGCGCTATCGATATCGAGCGCGAGCGTGGTCATGTCGATCGAAAGCTCGCGCTTGCCATCGACCGCCGAGGCGGAGCGTTGCGAGGGTACGCTGTTGGGCTGTTGGTCGGCCGCGGTATCGGCGAAATTGAAATAGACGCGGCGCGGCAGATCGGTTTCAAGCGTGCGGGCGACGACGTAACGCTTGTCGTTCTGCCGCACGAATTGGGCAACGTCGATCGTGCCACCCGAGGCCGCGCCCCGCTTGAGTGCCTCCAGCCCGAAATTATGCGGGCGCAGGATGCTGTCATAGGCGTCGCACAGCGGCTCAAGGATCGATTTGCCGCTGCCTTGCGTCCAGGACCAGCCCTTGACCAGCTGATCGCAATCGGTGGTGTCGATCGCGGACGGATCGATGCCCGAGCGGATCGCGACATCCGAGATGATCGAGCCCAAGGTCACGCCGTCCGAGCTGACCCGATCAAGATAGAACCAAGTGACGGTATCGGAAAGCTGCGGCCCGGCGATCAGCGCATGGTTGATCGGATCGTAGATGATGCCGTCGGCGTCCGGATCGGCCGGCGCCCAGTCGTGGAAATCGACGGTGCGGACCGTACTGAGATCCGAAAGGCTGATCTCGCTGCGGTTGAGCCAGATCGTGCGCGAACCGGGCGGCAGATTGCCGAATTGCGCGCCGGAATTGTAGATGTCGGTCGAGATCGCGCGGCTTGCCTTGATCGCGAAGGTCTCATCATCGAGCGCGTAAAGCGCGCCGTTATTCCAGAGCAGCACGAACTGCTTGTCTTTGAGATCGTGCACTGCGGTGCACGTCCCATCGGGGCCGGCGCCTGGCATGCCGATCGCCGCGAAGCCCGGCGAGCCGGGCCGCGCACCGGTATCGACCACACGCTGGAAATAGCAGGTGGTGGCGTTGACGAACGGGCCGACCAGCAGGCCGACCAGCCAGATATCGCCATAACCATCGGTAAAGAAGCTCTGCGGCTGATAGGCATGGCCGGTCTCGCTGTCCGATGTATGCGCGACCGCGCCGCCGGACGGAGTGCTGAGATTGAGAGAATACCAGGTGCGATAGAAGGCATAGGGATGGGTGAACAGCCATTCGTTGCCGAGCCCGTCCTGCCGCACGACGCAGCCATTCTGCTCTGGGAAGGTGTTGAACAGCACCGTACCAGGGCCGACGCCATCGGCCGGGATCTGATAGATACCATAAGTGAGCATGCCCGTAGTGCCAGCCATGTAGAGCGTGCCGTCATTGGCAAGGCCGATGCCGGCCGGATGGCCGGTCACCACCGGCATGATCGTGCCGCCGATCATCTTGGTGCGCGCGGCGACATCCCAGATCTCATATTGCCCGGACTCGAAGCTGACGAAACGCGAATAGTCGGACGAGAAGGTGAAGCCGAACAGCCGGGCGAGCCCAGGCGGTTGCCCCGCATAGGTGTTATAGGGGTAGGCTGGCGTGGCGTGCGACGCCGCCTCGATCGAGATCTGTGGAATGCGGTTGCCGACCTTTTCGAGCGGCACATCCTCGAACATCACGTAGGAGACGCCCCGATAGGCGGGGCAGGAGCCTGGGCCGAATTTTGCCTCGATCGTGGCGAGCATGCGCGGGTCCGCCTCCTGATCCTCCGTCCCCAGATAGATCCGGCAATGGTTGAGCGGGGAAAGGCCGAGAATCTTGAGGCCGACGCTGATGAACCCGTTGATATTCGCGAGCGGCATCACCGGACCGGCGCCGGTAACGTCGTAGATCAGATGTTTGTCCGCCCAGATCCGGGTGACCGCATCGATCTGGTGATCGGCGACCAGCACTCCGAAGGTACCGAAATAGGTGTAATCGTTATATTTGCCGCCCTTGCCTTTGCGGTGGTGCTTCTCCTCGCGAATATCCTCGGCGAAGAAGATCGGATTGCCCTGGAAGCGGCGCAGCCCGTAGAAATAGTTCATCGGCGTGCCGAAGTCGGCGACGCTGACCTTGAGATCGTTGAGGCGCGGCCCCTCGATCTTGCGCGTCATCGTCAGCGCCATTTGCGCCGCAGTCAGCGCCAGCGTCAGGCCGAAGCTAAGCGGATCAGCCACAACCATGCTCCTTCAGCCGCCAAATGCTGTCGAGCGTTTCAAGCCGGCCGGCGCCGATCGGCACCTCGATCACGTGGCCAGGTCCTCGACCCCAGCAATGGATCATGCGGCCGTCTCCTGACGCGATCGAGAGATGCTGCGGTTTCGGCGGCCGCCCGACCCGCCACAGCAGCAGCGCACCGGGCTCGATCGCGCTGATCGGGTCGCAATGGCGGCGCAGGCCGATCTTGAGTAGCGCGATGTCGATCCGGCTAGGATTGTAGCTGTGCATCGCCGCACGCAGATCCTCGCCCAGGCCGGGCATGCCGCAGGCTTCGGCGACGCCGACGACGAGGCCGAGGCAATCGCAGCCGCGCCCCTTGACGCTCTGCTGATAGTGGAACGGCGTGCCGAGCCAGCTGCGCGCCTCGGCGACGATGGCCGCCGCGCTGATGCCGGGGGCGCTCATGGCCCCATCAGAAACTTGGGGCTCAAGCACCGCCGGCTCCCGGCACCGCGACCTTGAGCACCTGATCGCTTCCCGGCACCTCGGGGAAGGCGCGCATGTTGGCGATGTTGCCGTAAAACATGCAGGTGCGCGCGAGCGGATCGTCGGACTTGCGGATCTTGAGGCAGCCGAAGCGCAGATCGAGCGTGTCGCCGATCGCCGGCGGCTCAGCCAGCGGCTCGAACAACTGAGCATCTCCTGTCGATGCCCAGTCGAAGATCTCGACCGGCTTGGTTCCCATGAGCGCGCCCGAGGTGAACAGGACCGTCCCCCCGTTGAGATCATCGTCGGGGATCGTGCCCGAATAGCTGACGGTGAAGCGCATCGCGTCGATCACCGCCGTCACCGTCGCGGGCGTGGTGAAATCGGCGATGTCGAGCGTGCACTGGGCGTCGCAGAAATCGGCGGTGCAATAGGGCGAGAGTACGCGCCCGATCGACTGGTTGAGCCTGTCGACATCGGAGCGGACCTCGAACACGAAGCTGCCGCCCTCGATCCGCGCCTCGGAGATGGAGCCGCCGAACAGCGCGATCTTGCCGCTGCCCAATGATTTCCAGTTGACCTCGAACAGATAGACCCGCGCCTGATCCCACTTGCCGCCAAGCACGCCCGCCAGCGTGACATCGGCGCCGATCGGGCCGGTCACCTCGAAATTGCCGGTCTCGAAGCCAATGCTGGCAGACAGCGCGGAGGGAAGGATGCCGGTGTCGGGCTTGTAATCGACCGCGCCGGTGCCGAGATCGAAATTGAGCACGCGATCATGATCGGTCAGGCCAAGCATGGTACCGTCGCGGCAGGCGATCAGCATCATCTTGGCGCGGGTATGATCGCGCGTCGCCAGATGCGAGGTGAGCGGGCCGCCCAAGGTCCGCGTCATGCGGACCGCTCATCAGGATAAAGGAACGTCCGCGTCATTCGCGCACTTCCTTGATCGTCAGCGTTTCGACATGGGCGAGCCGGATCGTCAGCGCGGTCATTTCAAGCGCGCTGTCGAAGCGCACCGGCACGTCATATGCCCCGCTCCAGCTCAGCACGACGCCAACCGAAGGCGCCGGCGAGAAGGTGACGACGCCGGTCGCATAATTGACCGAATAGCCGCTGCCCGCGACGACGCCGTCCTTCTTGATTATGATCGGCGAGATCGGGCGAGTGATCGCGCGCTCGAAGGTCTCGCTGCCGGCGGTGTAGGGAATGATCAGCGGGAAGGTGGTGGTGGCGCCGTCGCCGATGCCGAACTGCGCATCGGCGACCGCGTTCTCGACCGGGTCCTTGAAGCGGAAGCTGTGGAGCTTGCCACGCGCAGCCTTGTACATCGCGATCACCGCCGCGATCGTCGCATCGTCATAGAAGCCGGCGGGGAAGCTGATGTCCCAGCTGCGCAGCGACGAGGCCTGCCGCGCGTTGCGCGTCTCCCAGCCGCCATCGGTGGTGACGATCTCGATATCCTCGTCGTCATGCCGGACGGCGTTGAGCTCGACCTTGGTCGGGAGCCTTTGATCGATGAACGCCATCAGTAGCCTGCCCTGGCAGCCTTGGCCTGCTCGCGCTGGGCCGAGATCGCCGCCTGCCGACCCGAGACGCGCGCGGTGCGCTCATCGACCTGGCCGTGGAAATGGACGTGGATATCGCCGAGGCGGCGATCGTTGGCCGGCTTCAGGTTCCAGATCGAGCGCATGAAGCTGGCGGTGCTCCCGGCCGGGATGATCGTGCCGGGCGCATCGGGCATGAACAGTTCCGGCCCCTGCTCGCCGACCAGCGAAAGCCCGCGCGGCCGCCCGCCCGAGGCGAAGCCGGGCAGGGTTGCGATCGGGATGCCGTCCGTCAGGCTGGTGCTGCCAGCCTTTAGGAAGTCAGCTGACAGCCCGACCGATGCGATGCCGGAAATATCTGGCGCGCCCCCCAAGCCGCCGAGCAACGAGCCGCCGAGCTTGAGCAATCCGCCCAGGAAGCCGCCGCCCCCACCGCCGCCCGAAAGCGAGGACAAAACCTGCATCAGTCCGCTGCCGAACTGGCCGAGCACGGGCACCTGCGCCGCCATCGCCGCTGCCGTCTTGCCGCTTTCGCTACCGAGCAGGTCGAGATTGTCGTTCGCGGCCTTAAGCGCATCGCTATCAACCAGCGACGTCATCCCCGCGCTGGTCGGCTGTCCGTCGAGACCGATCAGCGGGCCGCCCGAGCTGCCGCCCAAAATATTGCCGCCGCCCAGGATATTGCCGCCGCCGAGCAGCCCGCTGCCGGGCAGGCCGCCGCCCAGCGCCGCGCTCGCGCCCTGCAGCGCCTGGGCGAAGGCGAGCAAGTCGGCGGTCGAGGTCTTGAGCGCGACCGACATCTGCTGCGCGTCGAGCCCGTAGGGCGAGGCGATGCCATGCACAGTCTGCCCGCCGATCTTGTCAGTGACGAGCCGTTCGGAAAGCGGCGCGGCGATCTTGTCGTGGACGAAGTTGCGGATCGGATCGACGATGAATTCCTGCTGGAACTGGTGCGCGAGATCGCCGACCAGATTCTTGAGTACGTCGAACGGGTTTTTGAGATCGAGCAGATCCTGCGCGGCGCGGCCGAAGGCGTCCGAGAAATCCGAGGCGAATTGCTGGGTGCGGCGGTTGAGGCTTTCGAGTTGGTCGACGCGCAGCCGCTGCATCGCCTCGCCGACCTCGTCGATCGACCTGGGCAGGCTCCTGAAATAATTTTCGAGCGGACCGGCGGTCGACTGCAGCGTCGATTGGACACGCGCGCCGTAGATGCTGTCGAGCGCGTTGAGGCGCTGCTGGGCGCGATCCTTCTCGGCCTTGGTGGCGAGTTGATCGGCCAGCACCGCCTCAAGTTTGGCCTTTTCCTCCTGCTTGTCGAGATCGAGCAGGCGGAGTTCGATCGCGCGGCGCGCGGCCGCGGTGGTGGCGATCGAACCCTGCGCCTGCAGGATCTCGCGCTGATTGTCGTTGGCGGCGGTGGCGAGATCGAGCGCGTCCTGCGCGTTCTGGCGCTGGCGCTCCAGCTCGGCGCGGAGCAGCTCCTGGTTGCGCACCGTCTCGTTCTTGGCGAGCAGCTCCTTGCCCTGCGCTTGGGTGAGGTGGCCGGCCGCGACGTTGAGCTTCACGTCCTGCGCGAACTTGTCGGCCTCGACGTTGATCTGCTCCTTGGCGAAGCGCGCGATCGTGTCGGCGTCAGTCGCCTGCTGCTGCTTCAGCCGGAGCAGTTCGGCATCGAGCTGGGCGCTCTGGTTGACGAACATCTCGGGCTGCAGCTTGGAATGGCCGCTACCGGTGTTGAGGAAATCGGGAAGGTCGGTGCCGCCGGCCGCGGGCGCAGCGCTGCCGCTGCCGAGCCGAGCCTTCGCGGCGGCCTGGCGGAGAAGATTGGCCTGGCGATGGACCTCGGCCTGCGCCTGCTCGATCGTCGCGCCCGACTGGGAGCCGCTGCCTTGCCGGATCGAGAAGAGACCGCCGCCGCTGGCCGACTTCCTGCGCGCGTTCAGTTCGGTGAGCGCGTTATCGAGCTGCTTGCGCCGGAAGCCGAGATCGCTGTTGGAGTCCGCCGAGGACGCGGCCATGCGATCGCCGGTGACCACGCCAAGCGCGGCGCCGACACCGGCACCGGGCAGGCCGCCGAAGCGCGCGCCTGCGAGACCGCCGATGATGCCGAGCGCAAGCTGGGGGTTGGAGCCGAGGAAATGCACGATCTGGGCGGTGAGGCTGGCGAGGCTGTTCGCCAGATTGTAGATCGCGCCCGCATTGTCGGCGACGACGCCCGCGATGCGCGCCTCCAGCACCTGCTTGAGCGCGGACAGGCGATCGGCGGTGCGGTCGGCATTCTGGATCTGATCGTCGGAAAGGACGAGGCCGAGCTTCAGCGCCTCCTGCGCGAGGCCGGACACCGCGGCGCCGCCGCTGCCGAGCAGCGTGTCGAGCTGCTGTCCAGTCTTGCCGAACAACGCCACCTCGACCGCCGCGCGCTGCGCCGGATCGTGCACCTTCTCGAGCGCCTTGGCGATCTCCGGAATGACCTCGCCGGCGGTCTTCACATGCCCCGACGTATCACGCACCGAGATGCCGAGCGCCGCGAACGCGGCCTGCGGCGCCTTCGATCCAAGCGCGGCATCGCCCAGCGAGCGGGTGAGCTTCTGCAGCCCCTTGTCCATCTCCTCCTGGCTGATGCCGACCTGGCTCGCCGCAAAGCGATAGACCTGCAGATCCTTGGAGGTGACGCCGAGCTGCTGGCTGACCTCGTCGAGCGAGGAGGCATATTCGAGCGCGCGCTTTCCCGCTGCGATGATCTGGCTGCCGGCGAACGCCGCCGCCAGCCCCTTCGCGAAATTCTGCGTCCTCTCGATCGACGACTGAACCTGCGCCAGCGATCGGTTCATCCGGGCCGCGTTCGAATTGAGGTTGGCCGCGGCCTTGCTGATATTGGCGTTGAAGCTCGCCGTCTGCGCGATCAGATCGACGACGAGACTGCCGACGCTGGTCATCTCAATTTCCTTCGTTGCGTTTGAGCGCGAGCATCCATTGCTGCTCCTGCGCGCTTACCTCGTCGGGCAGGTCGAGCCTGTCCTCGGGGAAGAGCATGTGATCAGCCGGATTGACGGTCGATTTGGAGTGAGGGGCGAGAACCGCCGTGACGAGACGGGCCATCCGCATGTCATCGCGCTGGTCGCCCCACGGATCGAGCCCGTAATAAGCGATCCATTCGATCCATTCGGCGTGCGACAGCGAGCGCTCAAGCTCCCGGACCGTGCGGCCGAGCGCCAGGGCGAGACGCATTTTCAGCCTGCGGAGGCCGTCTCTTCGGAGTTTTTTTCCGCGTCCGCGACCGCATCCTTGTCGATCCGGTTGAACGCGACGATCTGATCGGTGAAGGCCGAGAAGCGATGGCTCGCCATGCGCTTGAGCTCGGCGGCGTCCTTCTCGGCGAACAGCGGCTTGCCGGCCGCGTCGCAGATCGTGCTGACGAAGAGCGTGATCGTGTAATGCTTGCTCTCCTGCAGCGCATCGACGTCCGCCACCGAGAGCCGCCGGATGAAGGCGCCCTCGATCCCGGCGAGCGGGATCGTCTCGGCCTCGCCACAGAGCGCGAGGATCGCCTCGCGCGGGCTCAAGATACCGCGCTCCGCGTCCACGAACCCGACGTGCGGAAGCTGGCCGCCGCCTCGATCTTGGCATCGACCGCGGCACTCCAGGTATATTTCTTGACCAGCGCCATGATGTGCCAGATGTCACCATTCGACCATGTGATCTGGAGCCAGCGGCGCTCCTGCAGATCCATCGCCGCGATCAGCTCGTCATGGCCGGCATCGCCCGAAATCGCGTTCATCGCGAGTTCGATCGTGCCATTGTCGGGCAGGCCGACCAGATATTCCTTCGCCGTCGATTCGAGATGGGTGGTGTCGATGTCAGCAGCCTCGCCAGAGGGTGCGCCGATCGAGGTGACCTGCCCGACCTTGGCGAAGGTCGCCGAACCGTAGGCCGTGCTGTCGGCGTCCTCGTTCGAAATATGGACGGTCGACGTCTGAGATTTGAGTGCCATCTTCTAACTCCTTTCGTGCCAAATGAAATAATCCTGCGATACCCGCGCGTTGCGGGTTTCCTCGTCGACCTCGGGACCGCGCTGATCCTGAAAGGTCGCGACGAAGGACAGTCCGGCGCCGCTGCGTTCGACGCCGTCCAGAAAGTTGCGGACCGCTTCCGCCGCGGCGAGCGCGGCGAGCGCACTCGTGCCCCAGAAGTCGATCTGGAAGCGCGGCCAATCGAGATCCGACGGGCCGTCCAAGTGGCCCGCGCCCTGCGTCGAGATCCGTTGAAAGGTCGCGTAAGGATAGACCGCGCCCTGCCTGCCACCTGGCGGGAAGATGCGCGTGCCGATCTCCGCCGTGACGCTTGCCTCGGCGGTCAGCGCGGCGACGATCGCCGCTTCGATCGTGCTCATCTTACCTTACGACGATCCGGAAGGCGTGCTTAGCTACCCATTGCGCACCGGCCTCGATTGAAAGCACCCGCATCAGGACAAGGGTGAGACAGCCATAATAGGCCGGGAACCACCACCATTTCTTTTCACAGATCAGCGTCGCCTCGACCTTGGCCATTTCAAATCTTCCGCCCCGTCACGAAGCTTTTCTTGCCGCCGGCCAGCGCCGCCGCCTCGCGTTCGACGCCCTTGCCGAGCGCCTCGCCAATCACCTTGATCGCCTCTTCGCCGTCCTGGTCGATTGTCGGGCGGATGAACGGCTCGGCGCGGCTATGCTCGGTGCCGAACTCGGTGAGGTGCGCGCGGCGCGAAACCGGCTTCTTGAAACCAACCACGACATTCGACCGTCCCTTGGTGGCCTTCTTGGCGCTGGAGACGGTGATGCTGTTGCGCAACGCGCCGGTGCGCACCGGCACCCGCGACTTCATCCCCGCGGCGATCACCCGGCCGCCGGCGCGCAGCGAATTGATCGTAACATTCTTGGCGAGGCGTTCAGGAAGCTGTCTGAGAAGCTTTTCGACCTCGGCCGCGCCCAGGACCTTCATCGTCGCCATTACTCGCCCCCAATTCGGCCGCCGTCGAGCACCACGTCGGTCCCGTCGATTTCAAATTTCACCGTGAAGGTCGAAAGCTCGCCCTGCTCATATTCGAGCACGCCCGCCGCCTGCCCCGGAAGCATCTTCCCGGTCTCATCACACAACACCATCGCGATGCCGCCGGGCAAGTTGCAGCCACCGGCAGTCATAATCTTCAGCTTCATTGTCGGCATCAGGCTATCCATTCCTCGCCATTGGCCCAGATAATTTTGGCCACGTGCCGCATCTCACCCGTCTCGGGATCGATGAAGTGCGTGCGGAGGACGCCCTCGACGTCGAGTTCAGCACCGACGAACTCCGCTTCGAGAATGTTGACATTGTCGACCTCAACCGTCGCAACGATCCGCCGAAAGCCGCGCAGTTCCAAACCGCTCTGAACGTCGATCAATTTTGATCCCATCGGCACACCGCGATTGGAAACGAAACGGACGTTCCTCATCAATTCGCCCCCGATACCGACTTGCAGTGCAGCCAGGCATAGCCCTCGCGCTGCGTGCCGGTGATGTCCTCGATCGTGTAGATTCGCCCGCGCCAGGTGACACGGGAAGTGCTATCGAGCGCGCGCCAATAAATGACAAACACGGCGCGCTTCTCACCCTGAACCTCGCCTTTCAAAAACTCGCGGCCCGGCGTCTCAATCACCTTGGCGGCGGGACGGCTATGCTCGGACCAGTTCTCGACGTCAGCGCCGAGCGCATCCTGCGTCAGTGTGCGCGTCTCGATCGTGATGCGCTGATCGAGCTCGCCCGCGTCCATCACGCCACCGCGAGCGGGCGATGGCGGCGCAGCAGTTCCTCGACGCCGATCGGCACTTCGGAAATCTGCGCGGCGGCGACGCCGGAACGATTGTCGAAGCGCGCGGCGATGATCATCAGGATCGCGAGCCGGAGCGGGTAAGGTATCTCGGTGTAAGGGTCATAGCCCGCATCATAGCTGATGCTGACCGCCTGCCCCTGCGCGCTGACCGCCGGCCAAGCCGCGCCGCTCGCGAGGATGATCCGGGCAGGACGGCTCGCGGCCTTGACCTCGAATTCGGCGAAATCCTGATCGGCGCCGTCGGCATCGACATAGCCGACGCTGACGCTGGCGGCATCGACCGGCCAGACGCTGAGCGTCAGCGGCTTCGCGAAATCGTCGAAGACGTCGGTCACCGTGCGCGGCTTCAGCGCCTGCCCGATCCGGCCCTCGACATATTGCCGCGCCGCCGCGACCAGCAATTCGAGCGTCGCATCATCGTCATCGCCGTCGACCCGGCAGAAAGCCTTGGCATCGGCGAGCGAGACCGGCTCGTCGGGATCAAGCGCCATGGCCGGCATCCTTGCCGTCGCGGCCACGCTTGACCGCAAGCCGCCAACCGCTATCGGCCGAGTCCGGCTTGGCCTCGGTAGCGCGCTGGGCGATCCAGTAGCTGCCGCCCCAGGTCACGCCGTCACCAGCCTCATAAGCGCGGCCTTCCTTGAACACGCCGCGGTCGATTTGAACCGGCCATTTGATGTGGATGACATGCTCATGCTCGCCGCTGCGCAGCAGGAATTCGACGGTCCGATCATCGTCGAGGACATGGCATTGCAGATCGTCGATCGTGAACGGCGGCGGTGCATCCCTACCCGGCGCACCATCCTTGCCGACGACGGCCCCGAGTGTTTTGACCCGGCCGTCGCTAAGCGTCAGCACCAGCTGGCCGTCGCGGTCGAGCAGCGCATCGGTGAGGCCAACACCATCCTTGCCGTCCTGTCCGGGATCGCCGGTCTCGCCGCACTCACCCGGATCACCCTTCTCGCCACGCTCGGCCGGTGGCAGCGCTGCGACGGCCTTTTCGACCTCGGCGATGATGCTCGGAACCGACGCCTTGATCAGTTGATCGAGAATGGCATCGGCATTGGCATCCTTGCCGTCCACGCCATCCTTGCCGTCGGCACCCCGTTCGCCAGGTTCGCCCTTCTCGCCACGTTCGGGCGACGGTAGGGCGGCAACAGCAGCCGCGACCGTCTTCTCGATCAGGGCGCGGGTCAGTTCAGGGTCCACATCCTTGCCGTCAACACCGTCGCGGCCGTCTTTCGGCGGGCTAGCCTCAAGTGCCTGCAGTTTCGCGCGGAATTCGGCGATATCCCTGTCGATATCGGTTTTGAAGCTTGCGAAAACTCGATCGACATAGCCTTTGACGATGGAGACCATCTGTTCGCCGAACGCCTTGCCGTCGAACATCATGCCAGTCCCTTCATCATGGCCATCACCGCCTTGGCGGCCTGCAGTTCCATCTCATTATCGTTGCCAGCTTCAGTCGGTGGAGGCGCCGCAGGTTCCGTTGCGGGAGCCGCGGGTGCCTTGCTGGCGAACGGATCGGCCTGGGCGTCGCGCTTGGCGAGCGCTTCCAGGCTGAAATCCTGCTGCTGGCGATAGACCGAATCTCCCCCCTTGACCGCGACCAGATCGAGCTTCTTGCGCGCCTCGTTCGGGGTCATGATATTCTTGGCCTTGTCGAGCACCTCCATCTGCGACACGGCATCCATCCGCAGCAGATTATCGACATCGAATTCGGTGCCGTAGATTGCTCCGCTCCCGGCGATCGGGACGCCGTCGCCGATGCCAAGCCCTTCGTCGAGGCAGAGCTCGGCCGCCTCGATATGCGCCTGCAGACATTGCGAATAATATTCGACGTTGAGCGCCTGGATATTATTGTAGGTCGGCATCTGGCCGATCCCGATCTTGTAGGGCGGCACGTGGAAGGTCGAACACACCACCTCGGACGTCCATTTGAGCTGCTCGATCAGCTGCGCATCGACCGGATCGACCGAAAGCCCTTCATATTTGAGACCATCGCCCAGCACCGCGATCTTGCCTGCGTTGCTGCCGCTGAAATTTTCGTCCCAATAGTCCTTGAGCCGCTTAGCATTGTCGTCCTCGATCCGGCCCGGCGCGCTGAGGATGCCGCCGGGCTTGGAGCCATTGGCAAAAAAGGTGGCGCTGTTGTTCTGGATCTTGATGCCCTGGGTGGCGGCGAGCCCGCTGGCATAGATCGGCGAGATGCCGACCAGCGGATGGAACAGACAATTGAAGCGATCGTGGATGATCTCGCGCGCGGGCACGATCACCGCATCAGGCAGGCCGCTCAGCAGATCGGTGTTGAGCTGGTAGAACACCTCGCCGCCATCGGAGACGAGCGGCTGCACCCGGTTTGGATCGAGCACATAGAGCGCGACGACGATCCCGCGCGCGTCGCGCTGCTTGAGGACGTACGTATTGCCACGCGAGAGCTTCGATAGCACGTAAACTTCGGCGAACTGGATGCGGTTCTGATAGCCATTTGGCTTGCGCAGCACCGGCGAGAAGGATGGGCTGGTCGTTTCGGTCCAGATCCCGTTCGCATCCTTCGCCATCAGCTTGATGCGCAGCTTGGCGATATCCGAGGCGATCAGCGTCATGCAGGCGAAGACGGCGTGGAAGGCCAGAACCTCGCCGGGCTGAACGGTGATGTTGCGCTGCCATGCGCCCGAAAACCCCTCGCGCACCAGCGGCCACCAGCCACGGCTGGCCGGGACCGCGTTGAGCGATTTCTGGCGAGGCGCGATCACGTCCGCGAGCAGCGAGAGCATGCGCGATTCAGCCACGGCGCGTTCCATCCGTGAGGATAAGGCCCTGCCGCAGGCTCAGCGCCGCGCCGAGCGCGAACAGCCCCGCGCAGATCAGCGCCGCCGCAAGGCCGAGCTGGAGCGCAACGCCGGCCACGATCAGGGCCGCGCCCGCCACCGCGAAGATCAGGATCAGGATGACGATGCTATTCATGCCGCCTCCCGCGCTGCGGGCTCGCCCGCGTGATAATGTTTGATGACATTGGGCTCGAACTGGCCGACGGCGTGCCACGGCTTCATCCCGCCGGGGAAAAAGATGATACGCGGCTTCGCGCGGCGGAGCCGCATCTCGCGCTTATACTGCCCGCCATACCAATAGACCCGATCAGCCTCGCTCCAGACGGGTTCATCCGGGCCGAGCGCGTGGCTGAGCCAGGCCTGGTCCGATCCGACGAAACGCTCGCCCGCCGCCTCCGCCGCCTCGCGGCTGAAATCCTCATAGACATGCGGGCGCGATCCGGCGCGGATCAGCATCATGCTGCCGTTGTAGGGCCGCCCCGGCGCGGTGCCTTTGAACAGCACGACATCCTCATCGCGCTCGAACAAAGGATCGAGCTGGGCGCAGATCACGCTGTCGAGATCCATGCAGACGAAGCGATCGCCGAACAGCGCGGCGGCATCGCGGCGGAACATCGCGAGGCGGCGAAAGCAGTTCGGCCGCCCGTTCGTCCAGCGCCGCGTGACGACATCCTCGAATTCCCCCGGCGGCGCGATCCGCTCGATATGCGACGGGATCTCAGCGACGGTAACGCAGGCGATCTGGTGCGGCATCGCGAGATTGCGCGCCACCATCGCCGCCCAAGTCGCGACATGCTCGGGCGTGTACGTCGTCCGCCCGCCAGGCTGATCCCAAAGCCAGGAGAGGATGGTCAGCATTAGCCGGCGCTAACCTTGAGCGCACCAGCCGATATCCAGAGCTGGCCCTGTTGATGCGGATCAGACGTCGGCAGCGCCTGGATGTAGATCGCCCCCGGTGTCCCGCTGTCGGCGTTGCCCGGCGCGAGCACGAGATCGCCACCCTCGCCATCCGCACTGTTACCCCCGCGAACCGTTGCGATGCCGCCCTTGGTGGGGCCGGAGGGAACATCGGCACCCAACACCCGCAGATCCTGCGGCGAGCCTTCGTTCAGCCCGGCCTGAAGCGTCGTGGCGCTGCCCGCGTAAACATCGGACCCATTATTGCCATCGACGATGGCAATATCGAGCATGAACTTGTCGCCGCACCAGACGAACGACGCCATCGCGCCGACATAGTCCAGGATCACACCATCGGCATAAGCCTGCCGGCCGTTCGCGAAATCGGCGAAACTGTTGAAGATCTGAATGATGCCGCTGCCGCCGACCGTGATCTTGGCGCGATCGCCAGCGTCGGTCTGCGTCGCCAGATAGAAGAGCACGCGCTGCCCGATCATGAACGGGTTGGCCCAATCATCAAGCGGCAGATCGAAATTCTGCAGGTCGATCACCTCATCGCCGCCGGTCCCGCCCGTCGTGATCTCGTAAAGCCGCGTGAGCGGATCGGCTTGGACCGGCGCCGCCCCAGTGGCAATCGGTGTCGCCGCCGGCGCCACTTCGTTATTGCCGAGATCCTGCATTACAATTTTCGTGACCATCACGGCGTCTCCACGATGACATAATCCCCGCCGGTCGTGGTCACATAGGCACCGCTGCTATCACAAACCGCCGCGAAGCCGTCGGGAATAGATAAGTCTCCAGCCCCGCCGCCTGCCGGTGGCAAGCGCGGACCAGCCAGCGCGATCGCGATCGGCATGGTCAGCGATTGCGCCAACGGCTGGGCGAGGTCAGCCACTGAACACCCCGCAGGTGGTCGCGCCCTTGCGGCGGGCAAAGCGATAGGTGCCGGGTCCCGCCAAAATGATCGCGGGCTTGCCGCTGCGCAGCGTCTCGACCGTCCAGTAAGCGCCGTCATCATCCTTGAGCTGGATCGCGACGTCGCCATTCGGCGCGCGATCGGTGCCGCCGCCATCCTTCAAACAGACGGTCAAGGCTTCGCCTGCGTCGATGGTGACATCGCCAGACTCTGCCGCGCCGCTCCCCACGGCAAGGATTTCCGATGGCATGCGCGTTCCTCCCGGTCAGTCCAGCGCGCCCTCGCGGCGCAGAAAATCGAACAAGGGCGCATAGCGGCGCACCAGATCGGGCCGCTGCGCGCGCAGATAGCGCCATTTCGGCAGGATCGCCTCGGCGTCGTCGCGAAAGGTCTCGCGCAGATGAAGCAACGCCTCACCGGGCTCGCCGATGTCGCATAGGAACAGCGACGCCCCACAGCGGAACAACCCCGCCTTTTCGGCGGGGACGCCATGACGCAGCCAATGGGCCCAGTTCAACACGACCTCGGCAGGGTGCCAACGGGCGATATCAAGCGCCTTCGGCGATACATCCGCCTCGGTCAGTGGCTCGACGAGCCGGAATACCAAAGTCGTGCCCGGCACCACCGCCTCGACGAACTCGATCTTGCTGCCGAGCGCCGACAGGCAGGCCGGGATCTCGTAGCTCGGGAAGTGGCAGAAATCCTGCCAGGCCATGATCGCGCCGGGCAGCAGCGCGTGGCGCAGGCGGGTGAGCACCGCCGAGATCTCCGGCACGCGTTTGGGGGCGTCGGTGATCAGGACGGAGATCGGGCCGCCGGTCCACTCCAGCTCGGCGATCTCGCCGCGATGGATCTCGACATGATCGAGCAGCGGCCCCAGATTGTTGCGGAACTGGCGCTCGCAATCGCCCAGCGCCATCTCCCCGTCCCCGCCATGATTGGCGTAGAAGGCGGCGACCTTGGCGGCGTGGCCTGGCTTGGAACGGAAGCGATCGTAGACATGGGCTTTGCCGCCGGTGCTGTCGCGCATCCCCGCCGAGATCCATGCCGAGGAGGCGCCGAGCCATGCCCCCAGCTCGACCACCGCGCCGCGATGCGCATTCTCGCGCACCAGCCGGTAATAGAGCGCGCGCTCGGCCTCGGTCGTCATCGCCGGGATGTGCGGCATGGCCTCGGGTAGCGCTGGTGCCTCCGCTAGCGGTTCAAGCTGTGCCTGCATGTGATCCTTCCGGCGATCGATTTGAGTTCGAGCAGCTGCGCCATGGCGAGGCGGTGATTGCCCTGGTTGCCGATGAAGATGTCCCCGTCGCGGCCGACGAACAGCAGCGGCAGCGGCCCGCGATCGGCGCGAAAGCCCTCGCGCGCCAGGCTCGCGAACATCGCATCGACCCGGCCCTCATATTGGGCGACGAGCTCGCGCATCGTGCCGACGCCGCGAATCGACTGGCCAGCCGCGAGGCGGGGCGCATAAGCCTGCTGGAACAGATCGGTCTCCTGCCAGCGGCGGCCCTCGCGATAGCGCTGGACGATCGCGCGATGCTTGACTGCATCGCCAAGCGGGAAGCGGCGAACCAGATCCCAGTCGCCGCCGACGTGGCCCGCCAAATCGATGCAGGGGCTGATCTTGAAGCGGATGCGGGCTGGATCGAGCCAGAAGACATCGGCCACCGGTGCATCAGCCATCCTTCCGGCCGACGACGATCGGATCGCCATCGAGCACCTGGGTGACGATGCGGTAGCCGTGGCGGGTCAGCACCGCGCGCATCCCCTCGGCCGAGGCGTAGAAATTATATTCGCCCAGCCCCTCGTGCGGATTGCCGGCATGCCAGCGCACCGCGCGGTTGCGGTTGCCGCAGAGGACGACGTTGGGGATTTTCTCGGCGACGGCGGCGAACACCGTGTCGAGATCCTCGCGCAGATAGTAAATCATGCGGACAGCGACGAGCGTGTCGAATTCGCCGGGGACGATCCACTTCATCGCCTCGTCCGCCGACCAATGAAAATGCTGTATTTCACCTGCCACTGGCAGGATGCCTGCCGCCCTCCACGCCTCGAACAGCGCAATCGCTGCCGCGTGGCGTTCCTCATTCTGCTCGACGGCCGTCACATGCTTCCCGGCCTTCGCGAGCAGCAGCGCCAGCACACCCTCGGCAGAGCCGAATTCGACGATGCGATCGCCGGGAATGTGCGGCAGCAAGCGGGTATATTTTTCGGGCACGTCGCCACGCAGGATCGCGGCCTCATGACTGCGATAGGCGAGCGATGCGGTCATCCGTGTAGTCCATATTTTATGATCAGAATGACCGAGACCAAGGCGGCACAAATCGACAGGAGGTCGAGAAACGCCCATGTCCTGCCCGAGCCGGAACGGATCGGATCTTCACGTGGACCTTCAGACATTCCCGGCGATCTTCTCGCGCAGGGTTGTGGCATTCCACGACGGCCCTGGGTTCTTCTTGAATTTGGCGCGATATTCGGCGCGCAGTGCCGCCAGATCATCAGGCGCGCAGGCCACGGCGGGCGCGACTGCGGCGGCGCTACCCACACGCGCGCGCTTCGCCTTCACCAGGATGCGGCCCATGCGGTCGTCGGCCTGGAAGGCATCCCCCGGCATCAGCCGGCGCGTCTTGTAGCGCATCGGTTTGGCAGCGATCAGATCCACGCGCAAAGCTCCAATTTTGAGGGGCCGGCGCGAACCGGCCCCTCCATACTCAGGACGGTCAGCTGAGATCGTTGACCGAGCCGCCCCAGGCCGCGCCGGTCAGATAGGCAACGGCGGTCGAACGGCGCTTCTTCCAGTTGATGATCCGCTCGCAGAGGAAAGCCACGCTGTTCGTCTGGAACATCGAGACCATCGACGTCGCCGTGCCGTCCGCCGATGCGTTGGTCGGATTGTCGAGCATCTGCAGCGACGCCTCGGTCGACATGTCGACCTTGAAGCCGCCATCGTCGGCGAGGAAGATCTCGCTCGGCTGCAGCGCGATGATCGTGCCCGCCGGAACCACCTGCGAGGTGATGACCGAAAGGCCGGGGAACAGCGCGCCGCCGCTCATGCTGATGTTGGGGAATTCGGGCTGGCCGAGCGCGTTCACCATCATGCTGGCGCCGAGCGCATCGGTCGCCCGCATCACGATCACGATCTCGCCGCCCTGCTGGTTGGCGACGATGAACTCGTTGATCAGCGAGCGCAGATCCGCGCGGACATCGTCGGCATCGCCCGTGCCCGACGCCGCCGAGTGCGACGCGCCGTTTGCGACCGAGGCCGGCTTGACATTCGC